TATTGCAGGTCGCCAGCCAGCAACGAATACGCTGCGATGGCTGGCTTCCTTTGCATTAACATCTAATTGTTTTTCTGCAAGCTTTTGTTGTAAGCGTTGCATTAAAATTTTTTTATCTAATTTTTCTTCCTCACTCGTATGAAGTTCATCGACAACTTTTGAAATGGTCGCTAAGGCTCCGCCTTTTCCACCACCAAGTAAGCCACCGAGTAGGTTAAGCACTATGCTGCTCCGCCTGTCATCCAGCTAATTATCCAGAGAACAACGATAGCCACGATAGCCGCCTTGATCCAATCCTTCATTTTCCAATCTGACCATTCTTTGATGTGTGACCAGAGATCTTTCAGTAGATTCATACTACCTCCTTGTTTAAGTCGGGGATTATACTATTTTACGCCTTTGAAAGCTACCTTTTTAATCTGAGCATTGCTTGTCTGCCCTTTTGGTCCACTTCCTTTATTCTTTTTGTAAACAAAAGGAGAATAAACAACTGCTGCATCTGATACTGCAATTGTTTTTGGAAACGGATTTTTTTGAGGTACTTCAGTCATTTTTGCGTTTTTAAATTTCATTTTCTTGCCTTTCCATAACCACGTTGAGCTAGTCTACCTGCTAAACCACCTACTTTCATGCCCATTTTCTTTAAACCATTTATTTCGCCACCCATAGCTTTTTTATTTTTTTTGGTAGCTCCTACAATTCTATCTGCTTGTGTAGGATTAGGGTTATTATCAACACCTGCTTCAACAGACAACATTCCAAACTTAGATTTTTTACCCATAATAATTAATGTATAGTTGGTTTTAAAAGATTTAGCAAGTCTCTTCCGTTGTGGTCCATAATATTATCATACTCTTGTTCTGAAAGATTGCTATGATACAACATTTTAGCTACAGCCATCATTGCACCCGCTAAAAGTATCTGTTCTTCTTGAGTTGTAATTGCTGTTTCAGAAAAATTCATTAATTCGTTAAAATATTCCTGTAATTTATCGGTTGCGCTTTGTATTTTTGTCATTTTGTTTAGATAGATTAACATTTGCACGTAATTGTGCAATATCTTCTTGTGAGTCTATTCTATCTTGTGCAATTTGTGCGTTCTGACGCAATTTTTCTGCATCTAAACCTATATTTGCTTCATCAACCATAGCTTTTCGCTCTATATCTTGTGCTCTAAGGTTAATTTCTTGTTGTTTTAAATCTACAAGAGGATCTTGACCCATTTCGTCTAAAACTTCAGCCTCTTCTTCAACCATTTCATCAGTCATTTCAGCTATTTTTTCTGCAACTTGACTTTCTATTGCTTCTTGAAGTTGTAATTGTAGCTCTTGAGGTATTTGACCACCATATTGAGCAGCCATTTGTTCCATTTCTTGTTTAGATTCTTCTTCAACTTCCTCTCTTGCTTGAATACTAACATGATCCATAATGTGAGCCTGTAAAATAGCCATTACTTTAGGGTTATTTTTTACTAAAAATGATGTCATTAACGCTCTATGTGCATCAACATGAGCCATTTGATTCTGTCCTCTAAATGCTACAAGAGATCGGCCCGCCAATGCTGCTGAGTTTTCCGTTCCTGGATCCATTGGTTGAGGTTGTTGAGGAACAGGAAGTAAAACATCAATATCTTTAACACCTAAAGCAGCATACATTCTTCTATACGCTTCGTACATATTGTGTGCTCCAGGATCAGCTTGTGCTAATTGTAATTGTGTTTGTGCCAACGTAACACGTTGAGACATTGAAAATATGTTTGGATCAGAAACAGGAATAATATCTATATCATCACTAAAGTCTTCTTGTTTTAATCCTTTTAATTGTTCATTACCTACTTCGTAAGGATAAAAAGGAGGTAGTGATTCAGCAAATATTTTCGCTAATAATTTAAATTCTATTTTTTGTGCATAGTGTAGTCGTTTATGTATTGCACTCATTACTCTTGCACCACGTTCCATTAACGCCATTGTCGTGCCCACTGGTGCTCCTGCTTGAGCAGCGTCTCCTATTTTTTGATCAGCGACTGCTGCAAAACGAGATCCTGCTTCTACACAAAAGCCTAGTAACTGAAATAATGTTTGACTTGGTTCTTTGTACGGTAAAGGCAATAACCCTTCACGCAAACTGCCACCAGGTGCATCAACGTCTCTAAACTCTCCTGGTTGTAAAGGTGAGTCATCATCCGCAACTCTTAGCCCTCTTGCTTTAAAACCAGCAGGTAAGTTAGATAAGGTACCTGCATCTAATAACTGTCTAAGTGCAGCTGTTGCAGTTCGTGATAAACCACCAAGCATGTGAATAAGACCAAATCCATAAAAACTAAAACCAGGTAAAAATTTATAATGAACAAAATATTGACGTTTTCTTTTGTTTCCGTCTTCTTCATTGTAGTTTCTGTAAATAGATAAAACATTAGAAGAACCTTCGTCTATTGTGACAATATAAGGAACTTTAATTCCATCATCACTATCAATACCCTCAATGTTTAAATCAACATGCATTTCTAATAATTGATAATCATCATCATGATAGCTTTTTTTCAAGCCAGATATTTTTGCCTCTTCTTCTTGTAATGCTGTTTCATTATCAAGAACAGATAAGTTTACATCACGATACATTCCTGCGACTTGCATTTTACGCACGTCATTTTTTGTTCTTCTAATAACATGTGTTATTCTTTCACAAGAAGGAAAGTCTGTTGTTTGATAGGGAACATACAAATCATCACTAGACACAAACTTAGACACCGCTCTTCCAAGTCCTTCATCATAGTAAACTTTTTTAAAAGCAGAACCTGATAATGGTAGATAGAATAATAAAGAATCCATGTCAGGATCATACTCTTCCATCTCATGTGTAATTTGATAATTCATGTATTCTTTTACGCGTTGCGCTTGTTCTTCTTTTTGCGTATTTACAGCACCAATAATTTGGGTGCTAACAGGTCCATTCGGTGGTAGTAATTCTTTATAAGCTTGTGCTTGAAATTGTGTAATAGCCTCAGACAACATAGGATGTGTCACGGAACTCGCCCCTTGAAAGGGCTGTGATCTTTCTGTGTATTTAAATCCTAAAAGATCTAATCCTTTTTTGTATGTATCTTCCCAATCTTTTCTTGATGATTTATCATCTTCAAAGGCTTGACGTAACTCACTAGATATATTTTGTAGAGTGTCTTCCTCCAACACTTCTGCTAAATTCATATCAAAGGTTGTTGGTATCTCATTTATTTGTTCTCCAATAATAGCAGAGCCGTCGTCCATCATTTCAACTGTCCCTTTTTCCAAAGAGTCGTTTATTTCCATTTCAGTCAGTTGCTCTATTGCTTCTTCTTGAGCTGGTACAAATCCTATAGGTTTTTCTACTGCCATTATGCTACCTCAAATATGTCAATTAATTCTGGAGTATACACCACTCCTCCTTTTTTTCTATGAGTTTTATGTGGTAATAACATCTCTGGTGTAATTTTTATAGCAAAAGATTTTCCTACATTAGGCACCTCAATAATTTTAATCTCTGAATTATTTTCTTTTGCCGCCTTTTTTAAGATTTTTTCTACCGTAGAAGTGTAGTGTTTTCCCTTTGAATCAACACTGTCAGGGCCACCGTAAAACTCTTCCGTGCCAATCCCTTTCATATTCTTGGTTCTTTGCTCAACAGGCACAGCGGTACCACCCGATTGACCGTATCTATTTTTTACAGGATTAGCTGGTGTTACAACGTACCACTCTGCTGATCCTTCTATTTTATTAGGACCATATAATCTTTCAGCCGCTAAATTTAAGTCACGCTTAATTAATGCTGAACCCCATTCCATTCTATTTTTAAACGGCACGTTAGGAAATAATTTTGATAAAGATTCTTTGCTCATCGCTACTTCTAAATCTGATAATAATTGTTGTTGTGTAGCACGCGCTTCTCTTGCTTTCGTCACCAACTGTTTATCAGGGCGAAGACCTGCCTTTGCTAAGTCTTCTAAAACAAGTTGTGTTTCTGCATACTTGTTCATAAACTGTTGCATCTCTGTTTCACTTTGAAATATGGGTCTGAATACAGTTTTATTTTTAATAAAATATTCTGCAATCTCAGGATTAATATTACGGAAATCACCACCAAATCCCCTTTGAGAGGATCTTATTTTTTCTTTTACAAAATCAATATTCTTATCCATAAGATCACCAAGTTCCTCTCGAAACTTTTGTTCCATTTGTTTTGCTTGTTGTAAAATATCAGATTGTATCTCATCCGCAAAAGTGATGGTTACTTCGCGTCCCTTGGTGGTTTCTTCCATTTTCCCCAAACGCGCGGCATCTTCATCAATCTTCATTCTAAACTGTAAAATCTGTTGTTCTAACGGCTCATCAATACTTCGCAGTCTTGCCATAACATCAGTATCTAAAATATTTCTTATTTCGGCTGATGTTAGATTATCAACATCATCAACTTCTATTAAACCTTCTCGCTCTAATTTTCTAAGAGCTGATGTTTCTAATCCTTTTAATTGTCTATCTAATGTTTTTTGATTACGTTTGAGCGTACGAATCATGGCAGGATCTACTGCTTCTTCAATACCTTGTGGTGTTTTCTCAACAGGTAAGGTTGCCTTACGGTCCGTTTTCCGCGACCAACCGATCACGTATCGTTCTTCAAAATCATGAACACTTCCTGGAATCTTATCAGGATCAAAAGGAATTTTGTTAGCAGGAAGATACAATACATCTTCTCGGTAGGTATCAGGTAACGCGCCTGGTTCTTGATACCCAGGATATTTTGCATTTTTTGTTCCACCATACGCAGGATTACCGTACGTTATCGTATCAATACTACGCATTGGTGATTGACGAATAATTTCTAACATATCCTCTTTAACAAGCGGATAGTTATTCTTTTTTGATAGCTCGATGTAACGTGTTAAAATATTATCATCAACTTCTGCTTTAGAAATTTGTTTAGCCTGTAAAAAATTTAAAAATTCATCTGATGTTTTAAATGTCTTTGGTGTGTTGGGGTCCATGAGCCGTGCTTCAAGTTCCGAGTAAAACATGCCTTCATTAGGCTCAGGTGAATCAGTAATTGTTTTCTTTGTTTTAACACTCCCTACACCTGTTCCACTCGCAGGAGGTGTATCAATAACATCTTCAATCGTCTCTCCTAAAACTTCATCCTTAGTTCCTAATTTGTTTTTAATAGCATCCATTGCTTTCTTTGCAGCTTTGGTAAACTCTTGTGTTAATGTTTTTGCTTTATCTTGGTTTGCGATTGCCCATAAAGGTGTTTTACCTACTAAGTTTGCTACCTGAATTTCTTCTGGTCCCTCTGCTACTGTTGTGTCTTCTTCGAATATATTGGTCGCGAGCCCTGGCTCACCGCCCAAGGCCTTACGATCAACCACTTCTGGTTTTGTTTCAAAATATTCTTTACCTCTAATACGAGGTGGAGAGTCAGACTCTAAATCTGATTTTTGTATAGTTATTACATTGTCTTTTTCGACAGGCATGTCCACTGGTTGTGCAAAAATATTTTCAGCCATAGTCGATCCTGTTACTCTATCTGCTAAACCAGCTCCTGTAGACAAAGAAAAATTTCTAGCAAGTTTTTTAGCTACTTCTTTACTTGGTAAAATACCTGTTTTAGCTACTTCTTTTAGTCCTCCTTTTTTATAAGCTTCATACATTTGTTTTACAAAATATGGATGTGCCTCACTTAATACTTTGTAAGCTTTTGGAGAACTTTTTGCTAAAATATCAATTCCCTTTAGATACGTAAAAGGAGTCATAAATTGAATAGCAAGCGCAGCCGCATCATCAACACCCTCCATCTCAGGATTTCTGTAAGGTATTGTAGGTATTCTAGGAAGTTTATCGGATTCCGATTTTGCTCCTGAAGCGAAATCAAAAATATCTAAGGGTAGCTCCAACAAATCTAATCCTAAATTCCCTGTTTCTGCCACCACATTAACTGGAAATTTTAACGCGTCTATTGCAGCGTCTTTGTCACGTTGCACTTGTTCTGGTGATGTTTTAAATTTTCTATAATCTTCTGATTGTTTTTTTAGATAATCAAAATACTCTTGCGAGTTTTTAAAATCATTAAATATGTCAATATTTTCTTCAGCCATTATCATATTCTAACACTTCTTCAATCGAAGCGAAACCCCCTTCTTTCATACCTGCTGGCCCTTTTACGTCTGAAACAAATCCATAAACTCTTGATAAAGGAGATTCGGTGCCACCTATAGGATCAACAATTTTTGTGGTAATATTATTATTAATCATCTGCTGTTCTATTTTTGCAATATTGCTTTTACCTGTTTTATAAAAATCTATAATAGCATCGTGTAAATTAGCCTCTAATTCTGGTTGTATCTCTATATTTGTTTTTTTAGGTAATAGTTTTAATATACCTGGATCTGCTCCTCCAAATTCTACAGGATCAGACATGTATATATTTGGTGTTTCAAAAGCACCGCCTTTCATCGGTTTAATAGTTGGAGGTGCATCTATTGATCTAAATTGTTTAAAAGGATCAGGAACTGTTGAGTGTAACATATGTGATAGCTGTGTGTCTTTCGGTGCTTCTTTTTGCATTTTTCTAAAATTCACATATCCTTTGAAGTCAGGATCCATACTTCTGTAATAATTTTTAGAAGTAGGTGTAAAATAATTTACATCATCTAAAAAATTTAGAAAAGCATCAACATCTTGAATTGGTTTACCTGTTCTAAAATCATCAGGTCTTGATCTAAATAAATCAAACATAAATTGATCATCATATTGTAAATTTAATTTTTCTTTTCTCTCTAGATCTACTTTTCTAAATTTATTTCTAAATTGTTTTTTTAAATAAGATTCCTCAAACTTACTTTCCTTTTTTATATTATCAGGAAGGCCAACTTTATTTCGTATAGATTCTCTATATGCAGAGTTATGATAAACATTATCAATGTCAAATTGAGAAAAAAGTCTTGGAAACCGTTGTTGTAAAATAGGTAATATTTTTTTGTACTCAAAAGGTTTACCTCCCATTTGTATAACTTCTTGAAAAGAACCGTCTGGTTGTTTTTGTTTAGTTCGGGGAGCGTTGGCTATCATTTCATCAGCCACCTGTTTAAATGCTTGCTGCATTTCTTTTTTGCCAGGCGTAAATAAATTTTCAGTTTGATTCCATCTATTTAACAAACTTTTTTTAATATTTGATTGTTGAATTGATCCTTTTGAACTAACAACTTTAGCTGCGTCTGTGTCAAGTTTTGTTATGAACCCATTAAGTCTTGCGTGCTTTTGAAGTTTTCCAAATTTATTTTTTCCAATTTCATCTTTAAATTTTTTTAAACCTTCAACATCCTCATCCGCTATATATTTTCTATATACTTCTGCAAATGACTCCATAAACTCGTCATAGTTATCTCCTAAAAATTTTTTATACCCCGCTTTCTTTGGTATACTTTGTAAAATAGATAGTATGTAACGAACCATTAGTTTCTTTTTAGTGACTTAAAATTCTTTTTACGTCTATCCAAAACTTCTAATAATCTTATTTGTCTTACTGCATGTTGTGCTTGTAAATCATTTGGTGATCTATTTAATAACGAGGATGCTGGTTTTATCATACTCATTACACTTTTTTTAAATTTACTCATTAATAATACTCCTGTGCGCCTACAAGGAGCCGTGGCTCGTCTTTGTAGTCTGAATCTAATTGTATGAAGTTCCCCTGACGGAAACGCAACAACGCTTGTGTTGTTGAATCGACTAAATCGTCATGATCACCATAAGGGAAAGCGGCGCACTCTTCAATAACTTCTTCTGCCCAGCGATCGTCGGTTGCCCAGACTTGACCCGCTTCAAAGAGTGGAGCTACGGAGTTTACACGTACATGCTTATCATTGCCCTTACTAGGCGTATAAGTTACTACAGGAATTCCTAGTTGTCGTAGCTCCTGTGTTAAGGGCATACCAGAAGCTTTCGCTTCTATCAAGATTGTTTCAGGTTCCCAGTATTTATACTCATCCATGGCAATCTCTTTTAACTCAGGAAAATCCCAACGTCCCTTGCGCATCGCTAAAAGAATAATGTTCCATGGGCCGTGTTCCACGGGTTTAAATACACCCCACGTTGTTATCGCACTAAAGTCAGCAGTTTCTTTTTTACTAAACGCGGTGTCATAACTTTGTATAACATGAGTTAAATCAGGAACTTTTTCTTTGGGCCATATCTTCCACCATTCTCGTTTAATAATAGATCCTTC